GCAGGCAACACGAGAGCCTAGAGGCGTCGCTCTGAGATCAGGGCTATGCCCGAAACTGAAAAACCACCGGCTTAGCCGGTGGATATTTTTTGCACATCAAAAAACGCTACAAAACAATGTTTGTAGCGCGAAGTATTTTGTAAGCCGCAAGGGTATACTCAGAGGCACAGAAGGCCAACTATGAGGCTAATGGTGTTGAATGGTTTGAAGTCATGACCGAATTAAAAGCGTGTCAGATTTGCCAACCGTTCAACGGGAAGATATTTAAAGTATCTGAGTTGGTTCCAGCATTGAACGCACCACCATTTCATCCTAACTGTCGATGCACGACGGTTCCGCATTTTAGGAAAGATTCAAAGCGCTTAGGTAGAGATGAAAAAGTAGACAAGGAAATATTGCAATTTGAACAATCAGACAAGGAAAAAGTCCGTAGAATTAAAGAGCAATTCATGAAATACAGACTGGTCTAAGATTCTGAAAATATTCCACAATCATTTGGAGATTTTTATGATTTGAAGTATAATGATGTTAATAAGTTTAGTATGATTCAATTGGATTTTAAGCGTCAGACTAGATTACAAAAAAATCCGCAACTAACACTACCTAAGGTAGATAATATGATCATAAATGAGAAGAAATTTACTCATTATCTTTTCAATCCTGATAATCCAAAAGGTTTTGCTAAAGGTAAGAATTTTACCCGTCTTTTAGGATAGGACTTGAACAATTATCGCGAGATGATTGAAGAAATATCAAATAGAGCACCCAAATATCCAACGAAAGCGAAAACTAAAGATGAATATGGACATAGATATGAACAAAAAATGGTAATGTATGGTATAAAGAACAATCCTGTAAATGTTGTTGTTGCATGGAATGTTACTGAAGAAGGTGCCCATCTTACGTCTACTTATATCAAGGAGGTTTCTGATGAAGATAGAAGAGTTTGATACAGTCATTTTAAAAAACGGCCAATCTGCAGCAGTTGTAGAAAAGCTAAGCGAAGATACTTTTATTGCTGATATAGGCGATTCACCCAAAGATTGGGATACCATAACAATTACAATCAATGAAATAGAAAAAGTAGCACATAGAGAAATCTAAGTGCTTTTTTGCTGCTCAAAACATTAAAGATACCATGGTTCATGAACTAACGCATAAAAAACATTGGGATTCTGCTAAAGCATTTTACAAAGCAAATAAAAAAGCGCTATAATAATATTGAACAAGCGATGACTGCGTTGAATTCAGATTTAGTTACTTATGTAAAACAACAACAATCTATAGATCGCGGTTACTTAAAAAATATTAGCTTGAACGCGTACAACGCCTTTATGTATCACAACAATATCAATGAACTAGTTGCAGAAGTTGGGGTTATTGGAGACGATGTAATTGATAAAATATTACTACAAAAGGTAAAGGAGGTATTGAGATGGAAGTAATGGCTGTTCCAAATAACGAATTGTTAATTTTTTATAATCAAATCGATGAGTGGGTTGACCAAGTTTATCCAGATCAAGATAAACCTCTTGTATCTTTTAAACAAGGAACTCCTAAGTCTGTTTTGGATTTGTTCGATACTATTAAATCTAAAATTGGTTTTGATTACGCAGTATAGTATAAAACAATTAAGCACCTAGAGAAATCTAAGTGCTTTTTTGATGCTCAAAACTTTAAAAATAGAAATCTAACCGTATGGAATCCCGTACGGTTTTTTTATTGTCCGAACTTTGACGACGTTAAAAGCCAAGGATATCAGTCCACTCGGACTTAAAAAGGAGGGCCTGAAATGGCAGAAGAAGTAAAAGAAGATGTATTGGAAATCGAAAAGGAAACAGTCGACAATTCTGAAACGGTTGAAGATGCACCGAAAACATTCACGCAAAGCGAAGTTGATGAGCTAATCAAAAAACGCTTAGCTAAGCAAGAAAAGTCATTCGATAAACGAATGCAAGAAAAACTTGATGAAGCCGAAAAGCTACGTGCGATGAACGAAAGCCAAAAAGCAGAGTATGAACAAGAAAAACAAAGAGCATACATTGCTGAACTTGAAGCTAAAATCAATCGTAGTGGACTAGAGCGAGAAGCCTCAAAAATGCTTTCTGGGGGCGGTATTGTTGTAGATGATAAAATCCTAGGTCTTGTTGTCAAAGATACCGCAGAGAAAACGCAAGAGGCTGTAGAGAGCTTTGTAGCCTTGGTGAATGACTTAGCCGATAAGAAAGTCGGTGAGAAACTAAAAGGTAAGACACCGAAGAAGATGGAAGACACTTCGGCTGGTGAGATTACCAAAGAACAATTCAACAAAATGGGGTATCAAAGTAGAAATGAATTACTGCAAAATAACCCCGAACTATACCATAAATTGAAAGGATAATAGATAAATGACACAAACTAAAATTGAACAATTAGTAAACCCTGAAGTTATGGCTGACATGGTTTCAGCTAAATTACCAAAAATGATTAAATTTACACCGCTTGCTTACGTTGAGCGTGAGCTTGTTGGACAACCAGGAAACACTGTTACAGTTCCAAAGTGGCTATACTCTGGAGACGCTAAAGATATTGCGGAAGGCGAAGCAATCACCCCTGACCAATTAACTACTGATAAGTCTACAATGACTATTAAAAAAGCGGGTAAAGGTATTGAATTAACAGACGAGGCGGTTCTTTCTGGTTACGGAGACCCAATCGGTCAAGCTACTCATCAAATCGCTTTAGCTATTGCGAATAAAGTAGACAATGACTTAGTTGAAGCGGTATAATAGTGTCGAACAAGCAATGTCTGAATTGAATTCCCCATTAGTATCGTATGTCAAGGAACAATTGAAACATGACTATAATTATCTTTATAGCATTAGCGATAATGCAGCTATTGCATTTTACAACAATAACATCAATGAGCTGGTTGCTGAAGTCGGGGTATTGGGAGATAAGGTTACAGACACAAATCTGTTAAATAAAGTCAAGGAGGTTCTATCATGGAAGTAATGGCTATGCCTGGTAAAGAAGTTTTGATTTTTACAAAACAAATCCGCCACTGGATTGTTGGCGATAAAACTATTTCAGGAAAGAAACAGTTTATCTTCCGTGAAGATACTCCTCCTGAAATTTTAAAACTTTATCAAGATATAAAACCAAAACTTGAATTTGCTTATTAACAATCAAAAGCACCTAGAGAAATCTAAGTGCTTTTTTAGTGCTCAAAAACTTTAAAAATAGAAACCTAACCGTTTATTTTTTTTAAAAGTGTTGACAATATAGCACAAAAGTGCTATTCTATAAATTGTAAGGGAGATACCCTTAACAATAAAGAAAGGAGAAAAATATGAGATCAAAAAAGGTAAAGAAAAAACCACTCAAAAAGAAGAAAACAAAAGTAACGCTTAAAATCAACTTAGTATTCTTCACAATCGAGTGGGAAATCGAGTGGGGCGAATAGCCTCACTCCTTTACCAAAATTGTATCATATAGTAATAGAAAATGAAAGTGAATTTCAAAATAACTAAACACGCATTTGACTGGAAAGCATTTGTCGCATGGCTTATCTTTATTGGCTTAATAGTATGGTTTATATTTAAGTAGGTGATTATATGAAAGTAGATACGGATAAAATTGAATGGTTATTAAAAAATGCTACACAATATGAAATTGCAATAAATACGGGAGTTGCACAATCGACAATATCTAATATTGTAAACGGTAAGAGAGAATTAAAAAACGTAACTATCGAGGTAGGGGCTAAGTTAACAAGTTACGCAATTAAAAAACAACGTTCCGTATCTGTTCCGCAAAACGTACAAACGACGGAAGACGTGGACAGATAGAAACGCTGTTATATAATGAAAATACAAACATAGGAAAATGAGGGAAAATAACTAAAACGCCCTCCTGAAACGTATACCTAGGCTAGAAACGCTATTAAAACGGCGTTTCTAGCTTTTTTGTTCCGCGAATGTTCCGCGGGTTAAAATTTCTTTGATTTTTTGAGCCTCTTTTATCTTCATATCGTCTAAAATATGAGCGTAAGTTTTTAGAGTAATGTTAGCGTCCACGTGGCCTAGTCTTCGACTTACGGTTAATAGTTGGACACCTTGCGAAAGTAGTATACTAGCGTGTGTATGACGCAACGCATGAAATGTTACGACCTTTTCTATTCCGGCACGTTTTAAAGCGTGTTCTAGCGTCTTATTTACCGCGTTATTAGACATTCTAGTAAATACCCGGTCGTCTTCATTGTCGCGGGGTAGTTGTTGTAACACGTCCAATAATTCACGGTTAACCTCTATTGTACGCTTGCTATTCTTTGTTTTGCCGTCCGTAAAATCATTCGTATAGTGGTAGTCAAAACCTTTCTCTATTCTTATAGTACAGTTTTCAAAGTCGATACAGTCCCATGTTAACCCTAAACATTCGCCAAAACGCGCCCCCGTATACATACCGAGCAAGATAACGTAACGCGCTGTATAAAACGGGTTTATTCCGTCCATGAGCGCCTTATGTAACGCGTTAAATTCTGAATAGCTTAAATGTTTTATTTCCTCGTCCTTTGTCCGCTCGTCGTTACCTTTAATTACAACCGCAACGGTAGGATCATAAACCAATATTTTCGATTGTATAGCGTGCTTTATACACGCTTTTACGTAATCGTTGTATTTCTTTACGGTTGGTTTAGAGCGGGTAAGGGCTAGAGTATTTAGAAATTGTTGGTAATTATCTATCGTAATATCTTTTAACGGAACGTTGTAATATTCTCGGACGTAAGCCGTAATAGTTTTCAAGCGTCGCATACTCTTATACGCTATCGTTCCGTCTTTATACAATTTAGCCCAATTTTCCATATAGTCCGCGAGTAACATTTTTTCCTTGCTGAAATTCTTACCTTGTAACATTTCATTCTCGCGTAATATAGAGGCGTCTTTCGCCTCGGCTTTAGACTTAAAACCGCCTTTAGATACGGCTTTTTGTTTGCCGTTATCGTAATAGTAAACCTTGTAAGTCCATGTTTTCCCGCGCTTGTATATGCTAGCCAATTCTTAACACCTCTTTTCATATAGAACGTATGTTCTTATAGTTTTAAAATAAATAGCCTATCTTAAGGCTATTTATTATGATATTCTTGATATTTTTCGGGTAGTTGATTATCTAAAAGCTTACTAGCGTTTTTAACATGGTTATCAACAATCTTTAACGCTTGGTTTATTTTTTCTTTATTCCCCGTAATAGCAACTTTGTAAAATTCTGATAGAGCGTTATATAGTTTTAAAATAGGTTGAATATCCTTATCCGGAAACGCCTTTTTACTGATAACGTCTGTTTTTAAGTTTTTCATATCGTCATTGATACGGTCGTTAAAGGCGCTAAGATTTTTAACGCTGGTATCTAACTTGTTTTCTTTAACGTCTATCGCGAATTGATAGACAATATCTGTATTTTTAAATAGTTCTTGTTTAATTTCCTCTAGTTTTTCGTCTTTCAATTTAGCGTTTGTTTTTGTTTCGGTAGTAGATACGGTAGTTTCTGAAACAGTTGTAATGGTTGTTTCGTTAGAAACTTTAGTATCAGACGCATTTTGTGAGCAACCAACTAAAAATAGAGTAGTAGCAAGTAGCAAAACATATTTTTTCATATTAAATATTCCCTCATTTCCTCTTTAACGCCGTACACCGTCTTTAATACGTCGAATGTTTCCGCGTATTGTGAGTAGTGCTCGTTATATAGTTCTATCATTAATTCAGTTGCGAAAACGTCCGCCTCTGTTTCTAGCTTACCTTTTCCGCCGTAATGAGCAGAGTATAGCCCGTTTAGGCCGTAATGATTTATAGCGTGGTATAACTCATGAGCGCATACAAGATACTTTAAATTGCTGTCTTTTAAATTTCTATTGATCCATATTAAAGGCTTATCGTCCGGAGTAGACAATAACAACCCTTTGATTTTTCCCGGTAAACACTTAAATTCATATTCTATACCTTTTTTGTCCGCAATATCGAACGGGTTAGCCGTGCCGTGTTCGCGGACTATGTTTTTAATATCCAATCAAAAACCCCCTTTATTTACTATCTTTTATTCTTTGCCAAAGCATACCGCGTATCATTCCGTCAAGTTGTAGCTTTTCCTCGTCGGTTAATTCCACGCCGTCGTAACTCATGACTACATCATTACGCTTTAAAGCTTTATCGAATTTAATAACGTCGTCGTCGGTTGCCCAATCCGGCGCGCCTCGTCCTAGTAGGTAGTCCGTTGATACGTTGAAATATTCCGCGACCTTAACTAACATTTCCGGCGTTAACTTACGACGTCCGGCCTCCCAATGTCCTACCGACGATTGAGTAGTGCCGAGTATTTTCGCTAGTTCGCTTTGTGATAAATTCTTTTTCAAACGTAATTCAGACAAAATATAGCCCGTGTTCATTATTTCGCCTCCTTTAATTTAGTTTGTATTTTCATTAGTATTATAGCTAATACATCATGT